GATTTCGCCTATGAGGCTGACGGAACCATGGTGGTTAAAGCCGCGGTTTGGGAAGAATTGTCGTTAGTGCCGTATGGGGCGTTTAAATCCGCTGTCGTCGAGAAAGTGGCGGCGACTATCCCACACGGCGAAGATGTTTTAGGTAATAATGAAGAACAGGACACACAGGAAAAGGAACAACCCATGAGTGAACCAGTCGAAACCCCCGCCGTGATTGAGGCCGCCGCTATTGCGCCGGTGTACGCACAGCCACGTAGCTTTAAGCTTCCAAGCCCCGCCGAATATATCGCCGCAATGGTGGACGGTGGTTCACGTTGGGCAATCATGAACGAGCGCATTAAGGCCGCCGCGCCGGACATCGCAACCGGTGACACGCCCGGTATCTTGCCGGAACCGATTGTGGGACAGCCGTATGACGGCCTTGACCCGGTGCGCCCTTTCGTGTCAGCAATTGGCACCCGCGCAATGCCGGCGGCCGGCTCGACGTTCCGTCGCCCAAAAATCACGGTGCGCCCAACCGTCACCGAACAGCCAACCGGACAGCTCAACACGCTTGACCCATCCACCGTCACGATTGCCAACAACGACGTAACGAAAAAGACGTTTGGAACCTACGTCACCATGTCGGAACAGGACATGGATTGGACGGACCCCGCGTCACTTAATATCGTGCTTAACCAGCTCGCTATTGCGTACGGTCAGGCAACCGACAACTACGCCGTGGATACCATGGTGTCCGGTGTGTCACAGACGGAAACCGTTACCGATTTGACGGACCCGGAAGCCGTCATCGAGGCAATCTATGGCGCCGCCTACCAGATTTCTAACGGCTCTAACTATCTGCCAACGCACTATTTTGTTTCGCCGGTCACTTGGGCCAAGCTCGGTATGCTCGTCGATACGACGGGCCGTCCCGTGTTCCCGTTCACCGGTGCGCCCGGCCTCGCCGGACAAAACGCATTTGGCAACGCCTCGGCGTCGTCATGGAACGGAAACCCGTTGGGCCTCGTCCTTGTTGTTGATAAGAACATGGCGGGCGGAACCACCACCGGCACGTTGTCGGGCGTCGTCGGACACGCCGCCGGACCAGCCGCCGGGTTCGAATTCTACGAACAGCAAAAGGGCGCTATTAGCGTGGACGTTCCGTCAATCTTGGGCCGCACCATTTCGTGGCGCGGTTACGCGGCCGCTTTTATGGCTGACGCAACCAAGTTTGTCAAGCTCGTAAACGCTTAACCGAAAGGCGGGTTATCCGCCATGGCGGTAGCACAAATCACCCACAAACAGCTAGTAGACAACTACGCGGTAGTCGAGCTATTAACTAACGCGGACCCGTTAAACGTTGGCGATAGCGTCACTATCGCCAGCGTCGGGGCGCCTTTTAATGGCACGTTCACCGTGTACGCGCTACCGCAATATTTGTTTACCGGTGTCGATAGCCAAGGCGATTTAACGTTTGACCCGCTCATACCTATTGCCAACCAAGTGTTGTTTGCGGTTACGGGTAGCGATGATGAGCGAACCGCCGCTAGCGGGACCCTCACCTACGCCGCCACCGCGTGTACGTGGATTACCGCAACCAACATTGAGGATTGGCTAGGAATAGGAACCGCCACCGCATTAGACGCCGCGTTTCTCACCCAATGCGCGGCCGCTTCCAACGCTTTTTGTTACAACCGCCGACGCGAGGCCGGCTATGTCGATAGCTTGTCCACAAGCCCTAGCGGCGCCGTCACGCTCGGAACAATCGCCTACGGCGGTTTTCTTTACCGTCAGCGTGGCTCGGTATCCGATTTTGCGTCGTTTGACGGCATGGTGGCGGGCGGTTCCGTTGGCCTCAGCCCGATGATTAAACAGCTGTTGGGCATTGACCGGCCACAGGTCGCATAATGCCCGTACCCGCTTACACGGACCTATTTAACGAGGCGCTAGACGATTTAGCGGCCGCGCTTAACGCCGTAACCGGGCTAACCGCGGTAACGGACCCTAGGAACATTGTCCCGCCTTGTGTCCTCATCGAGGCACCAACATTTGTCGCATGGAACTACAACATTGTCAAAATGACGTTCCCGGTACGCATAATTACGCTTGGCCCCGGCAACCTCGACGCGCAACGGTCACTAATGAACCTAGCCAATAAGGTTCTTACCGCTAATGTTGGTGTCGTAGACGGACGGCCAACAATTGCCGTTATTGGCGGTTCCGAACTACCCGCCTACGATTTAACGGTGGAACGACAAGCACAAACGGGGTAACTATGGCTTACGAAATTGTTTCCGCGAGGATTGGAACCCCCGGCGCCCCTTACGTGGTGCGCCCCGGTATCAACGTCGAAGCGCTTTTAGCGGCCGGATTTATCAAGGTATCCACACCCAAGCCCGCAAAAAATGCTAAAACTAAGACAGACACGAACGAAAAGGAATAACCCATGGCTACGTCAATTGCCCTCAGCAACCCGGTAGTAACCGTTAATAGCGTGGACCTCACGGACCAGACAACCGCCGCCGTTTTTACTCAGCGCTATGACCAATTGGAAAAAACCGCGTTTGGCACCGGTTCCCGCATTTACACGTCGGGCCTCGGCAACCACGAGCTGACCCTGACCCTCTACATGAGCTACGCCGCCAACGAAACCTACGCAACCCTCAAGGACCTCGTAGGCACCGAAACAACCGTTGTTGTCAAGCCGGCCGCCGGCTCGGAAAGCGCAACCAACCCCGGTTTCACGCTCACCGGCGCATACCTCACCGAATTGCCCGTTATCAACATGACGCTAGGCGAGCTTGCCACTTGCGATATCACGTTTGTTGGTGGCGTCTACAGCGTCGATACAACCGCATAACCACGGCCACTAATCGGCCCGACAACGAAAGGTAAGCCATGCTATTAACACTCAAGGTTGAGACAACCGACGACACTTACGAGGTATCCACAAACCTTTTCGTTGTCGTCCAATGGGAACGACGATTTAAGCGCAAAGCCTCGGACATGGCTACCGGTGTAGGCGTCGAAGATTTGGCGTATTTGGCTTGGGAAAGCGCCAAGGCGGTAAAAATCGTGGTGCCGGCGTCGTTTGACGATTACCTAAAGAAGCTTGTAAACATCGAGGTAATTTCTAAGGACCCCGAAAACCCTACCAACGCGGAACCTACCGACGCCAACTAGCCGAAATGGTGTTGGCTATCGGTTGGGCGCCGCAATGGTATTCCGATACGTTTGACCTACGGGACCTACTCACGCTGATTAGTATCGGTGAGGAACGACAACGACAACGTAGGTAACAAATGGCAACCGCGGCAACCCAACTACAAATTAAGGGTATCCAAGAAGCGTTAGCCGAACTAAACAAAATTGACCCGCGGTACCGTCGCCAAGTGACCAAAGACATTAAAGCGTCAGGCGCCAAAATCATTTCGGAAGCCCGCTCGATTGTCGCCAATTTTGACAACAGCAAAGGCAACGGGGCGCCGCTATCCGGTATGCGTCGCGGTTCCCTCGTCAAGGGCCGTGAGGTTCGTTGGGATAACGCGGCCGCCCAAAAGGGCTACAAAATCAAGGTAGGCGCCCGCGCCACCCGGGAACGGTACGTGAATTTCACCCGCACCGACGATTTAGGAAACCAATACACCCAACAAGTGGCATTTGGTGCGTTGCCGTACCGGCTAATGGTTGTCCAATCATTGGACCCGGCCGCCGTCATTTATGACCATGCCGGACGCAATACGCAAAGCTTGTTTGTTTCCACACTCACCGCGCAAGAGGGACCGCAACCCCGCGTTATTGACCCAGTAGTGACCCGTAACCGTCCCGCCGTCGAAGCCGACGTACTCAAAACCGTGAAAAAGGTTATGGACATAACTAACCGTAACTTAAAGGTTCGCTATGGCAATTAACATACCTATTCTCACCACGTTTAATAACACGGGCTTACAGAAAGCCCAAAAGGCTTTCCAAGGTTTGACAGCCTCAACCGCGCTTGTTGGTGGCGCCGTCGCCGGCGTGGTTACAGCTGTCGGCGCAATGGCCTACAAAGCGGTACAAGCCGCCTCGGACCTTAACGAGGCCATTAACAAATCAAACGTGGTTTTCGGCGCTATCAGCGTCGAGGTACAAGCATTTAGCCGAACCGCCGCTCGTTCCCTCGGATTGTCTGAAACCGCCGCACTACAAGCCGCCTCGACGTTTGCCGTGTTCGGTAAAGCGGCCGGATTAGCCGGAAAAGATTTGTCCACGTTCTCAACCGATTTTGTGACCCTCGCCGCCGATTTGGCAAGCTTTAACAATACGAGCGTGGACCAAGCCATTAACGCCCTCGGTGCCGCGTTACGTGGCGAAAGCGAACCATTGCGCCAATACGGTGTTCTGCTCAATGACGCCACGTTAAAGGCCGCCGCGGCTGAGCTTGGTATTTACCGCGGTACCGGGGCGCTGTCTCAGCAAGCCAAGGTTTTAGCCGCTCAAAAGGTCATTTACGAGCAAACCAACGACGCACAGGGCGATTTTGCGCGAACGTCGGACGGGTTGGCTAATCAACAAAAGATTTTGGCGGCCACGTTTGACAACGTAAAGACGAACATTGGGCAAGCGTTGTTACCAGTGTTCCAAAAATTTATTACGTGGGTAAATGACAACGTGACGCCCGCTATCGAGCGTGTAGCCGACGGTTTCAGCATTTCGCTAACTAAAGGTTTCCAAACCGCTGTAGCGGAAATGGGACCGTTTGGAAATGCGCTCGTTTCGTTGGTTGAGGAATTGACGGTAGCGCTAGCGCAAATGGCTAATACGGGTAGCCGTATTGCCGGTTTCCTTAAAGGCGGATTTAACCCTAATTTGGTTGAGGGCGCCAAACAAATGTGGGACGCGCTGTCCGGTAAGGACGCTTTCGATACTGACGAAATCCGCGCCAAATTTGACGCTTTCCGTAAGGGCGTTGGCGTAGCTACTCAACAAATGGACTATTCGTCGTTCGCCGCTAAAAAGCTTGCCGAAACCGCTAAAAGCTTGTCCGACAGTATGGGCGATGACACGCCAACCGGCGCCGGGACCGCAACAAAAAAACTTACCGACGCGCAAAAGAAATTGGAAGAACAATCCAAGAACCTACGCCGTGAGATTGCCGACAATTTTAAAATCGCATTGGACAAGGCAACCGGACAGCTCGATGACGCTCGCCGCGCCTATGACGATTTTCGGGGAAGCATTAGCGACAGCGTGTCCGGCACACTTTCGTTTAAGGACGCTTTAACGGAAGCCACGGAACAAAAATCTAGTTTTGTGGCCGGGCTAACCGTCATGGCTAACCGGTCGAAGCTGTTTGGTGAGCGTGTCGCCACGTTGCTAAAAATGGGCCTTTCCAAGGCCGGTATTCGTCAAGTGTTGGACGCCGGCGTAGAAGCCGGAACCTTTATAGCCGACGAGCTTATTAACGGTGGCACGAGCGCTATTGAGCAAACTAACGAGCTGTTGGACAGCCTACAAAGCGTCGCGGACCAATTGGGAATTGAGGCGGCCGACGAATTTTACGGTGCCGGTGTCCGTCAAGGCGAAGCGTTGGTTGCCGGTATCCAATCCGTGATTGCCCAATATGAAGAAATCCTGAAAAACCCGAATTTGTCGTTGGACCGTTTGCGCGAAATCTTGGGCATTTCGTCGAGCGCGTTTGAGGACGTAACCGCAACCGTTACCGGTGGTGGTGGTGGACCTAACGGCGACGGATTTACCCCGGTCGATATGGGCGGCGGCGTAACGTTTGACCCGCGCTACCTTGATTTTTCAGGGTTGCCGGGCGTTAGCGGCGACACCTATAACGTGATTATTCAGGGCGGGTTTGCGACGGCCGCCGAAATTGGGAAAACAGCGATTGACGGTATTAAAGCGTTTAACCGCCAAAACGGCCCCGCCAATATTCAGGTGGCCTAAATGCCTACCGCGGTTGTCCAATCCGGGAATTATGACCTACGCATAGCCACCGGTTTTCTTGTGGACGCTTTCACGCTTGGCGACAGCCTTAAAGGCGTACTAGGAAACACCGAATACGTGCTAACCGGCACAACCGAATTTGCGTCGGTGCTTGACAGCTGTTTAAACGTGAACGTGCGTCGAGGCCGTCGAGATAGCGGGGACCAATTCGCCGCCGGCACCATGGCGTTTACAATCCAAGACACCACAGGTATTTTCTCGCCGTTTGACGAAAACAGCCCGTACTACGACACGCCACAAGCCAAACCCGGTTTAGCCCCGTTACGTGAGGTTGAGCTAGTGCGCTACGACGCAAGCAATAACGAGGAATTTTTATTTCGCGGCAAAATCGTAAATTACGATTATTCGTTTGCGCTCGACGGGTTGGACACCGTAACCGTGTATTGCGCCGACAATTTCTATTTGTTAGCCCAAACCGTCATGGACGAGCTAAACGTGACCCCCGAAACGTCGGGCGAGCGCATAGAAACCGTTTTAGATTTACCCG